GGGCTGGCCCGCGCTGGCGGCGTCCCTGGCGCTGGCGTGGCGGGGGCGGCGGTGCGGCGGGGCCTGATGCCGTGAGCGTGCCGACCGCCGACCACGCGCAGACCGCGATGGTGCCCGTTGCCCAATTGCACCCCGCCCCCTGGAACCCCAGGCTCATCAAAGAGCCCCGTTTCAAGGCGCTCTGCAAATCACTCACCGCTGACCCCGCGTTCCTGTGGGACTGGCCGATCCTGGCGACCGAGGACGGCACGGTCTTTTCGGGAAACATGAGACTACGGGCTGCGTTGCACCTGGGCTGGTCCCACATCCCTGCCCGCGTCTATCCGCTGGACGAGGCGCTGGCCCAGCAGCGGGCCGTGCGCGCCAACAACCCCGCGGGCGAGTGGCAGGAGGACGACCTGGCCGCGCTGGTCTATGGGCTGGGCGAGGCGGGCGCGGACCTGGAGGCGCTGGGGTTTGACGAGATCGAGTTGAAGGGGCTGCTTGACGGAGTTGGGTTGGGTCCGGCCTTCCTGCCCGTGGACGAATCCGAGCAACCGCGTCTGGATCAGAAGGCGCCCGTGCGCTGTCCCGAGTGCGGCGCGGAGTTTGTCCCGTGACGCTGCGTCTGGATTGGTGCAGCCACGAGGCCGCGAAGTATGCGGTGGAGCACTGGCATTACAGCCGAAGCATGCCTTCGGGGAAGACGGTCAAGGTGGGAGCGTGGGAGTCGGGTCGGTATATCGCCTGTGTGATCGTCGGGCGTGGCGCAAACAAGCACCTAGGATAGCCGTTCGGGCTGACCCAAACTGGCTGTATTGAACTTACGCGCGTCGCGCTGTCCGCGCATCGTGCCCCCACGTCGCGCATCGTGACTATTGCCTGTCGTCTGCTCAAGCGTCAAAGCTCCGATTTGCGGCTCGTCATCTCGTTCGCGGACATGGGTCGCGGCCATGTCGGAACGATCTACCAGGCTGCGGGGTGGATCTACACCGGGCACGGGACTGAGGATGAGCGCGCCCGCCCGTACCGCTCGCGCGACGGGACCATTCGCCATTGGCGATCGGTTAACGGAAGCCTGAGGAAGCGTGGATTACCGGCAACAATGGAAGCAGCGCGACGTTGCGGGTATGTCCCGTTGGAGAAGCTGCCGAAGCTACGGTATCTGTATCCGCTCGACGCTGCCATGCGCGCCCAGATCGCCCCACTCGCGCGCCCTTATCCCAAGCGCCCGCCACGCCTAGAGAGCGAGGCACCCGGCACACCAGTCGGGCATGAGGGGGCTGCAATGCCACCGGCGGGCTCCACGACCACCGAGACGACCGATGCAGCCTGAGCGCACCGACGCGACGCTGGCGAAACTGGCGAGTTGCTAGGCGATGGCCGACAAGTACAGCCCGGCCGCGATGGCCGAGGCCCTGACCCGCAGCAAGGGCCTGGTCAGCATCGCCGCGCGCTCGCTCGGCTGCTCGCCGGAGACGATCCGCCAGTACCGCCAGCGCCATCCGCTGGTGGAGCGCGCTATCACCGACGCGCGGGACGAACTGGTTGACACCGCGGAGTTGTCGCTGCGCAAGCGCGTAATGGAGGGCGAGGGCTGGGCCGTGTCGCTGGTGCTCAAGACGCTCGGCAGGGATCGCGGCTACGTGGAGCGCCACGAGCAGCAGCACACGGGCGCGGACGGCGGCCCGATCCGCTTCCTGGTGGTGGCCCCAGCCGAATCGCTACCCGCACCCACCGACCGCGCCGCCCTGACCAACGGAACGGCCCGTGATTGACGCGCCGCCGCTATTGACCGTCGAGCGGGACGCCTTCGTCTTCCGCCCCCACGCGGGCCAGTTCGCCGCGTGGAACGCGACCCAGCGCGTCGTGGCGCTGATCGCGGGCACGGGCGGCGGCAAGACGAGCTTCGGCGCCGCCTGGATGCTCAGGGAGGCCGTAGAGCGGGTTCCTGGGGGTGAGTTCATCGCGCTCGCCCCCACCTACCCGATGCTCAACCGCGTCATCATCCCGCGGCTGCTTGCCGCCCTCGGCCCCATTGGCGGGGCGCTGTCCAAGGCGGATGGCTGGATCACGCTGCCGAACGGCTCGCGCGTCTACCTGATCTCCGCGGACGCCCCCGAGCGGGCCGAGGGCATCCATGGCCACGCGGTGTGGCTGGACGAGGCGGGCGACATGTCCCCGCTCATGTGGGAGGTGGCGCGTCGCCGCGTCGGCCTGCATCGCGGCCGAATCCTCATCACCACCACGCCCTACAACATGGGCTGGCTGAAGTCAGAGGTGCACGACCGCTGGGCGGCGGGCGACCCCGAGTATTTCGTGTCCACGTTCGCCAGCATCGCCAACCCCGCCTACCCGCGCGAGGAGTTCGAGCGGGCGCGGCGCGACATGTCCGAGTCCCGCTTCGCCATGTTCTACCTGGGCGAGTTCCGCCGCGCCTCGGGCCTGGTCTATCCCGACTGGGCGCCCGCGCGCATGCTCTGCGAGCCATTCGACGTGCCCGCCGCCTGGCGCCGCGTGATCGGCCTGGACCTGGGCTGGCACAACGCCACTGCCGCGGTGCTGCTGGCCGAGTCGCCCGACGGCGTGGTGTACGTGACCAACGAGCACTACGCCGCCGAGACGCTGCTGGCCGAGCACGCCGCCGCGCTGAAGGCGTGGGGGGCGTTCCGCGCGTTCGCGGACCCGTCCGGCCGCCAGCACATCGAGGAATTGCGCCGCGCGGGCGTGTGGATCGCCGCCGCGAACAACGACGTGCTGGCGGGCATCGACGCGGTGACCAAGCTGATTCGCTCGGAGCGCTTGCGCGTGTTCAGGGGCCGCGCCCCGCACCTGGTGGCCGAATTGGAGGGCTACGTGTGGGAGCAGCGGGACGGGCAGCAGCTCGACCGCCCGCGCAAGCAGGATGACCACGCCGTGGACGCGCTCCGCTACGGCTGCATGGCGCTGGTCACGTCCCCGCGCGCCCGCGTCGTCCCGCGCCCGAAGGGCTGGTGATCGCATGCTCTCCTACGCGCCGCTGATGGACCCCGCGCCCAACCCCGTGGACGTGCTGCTGTGGGACGTGGTGGCCCAGGAGGAGACGGGCCGCCGCCGCCGCTTCGCGCGGGCCTGGGACGCCTACCGCGGGCTGCACCCGCCCACGCTGCGCAGTCGCGTCGGCCAGGCCGACGACAATCTGACCATCAACGCGTGCAAGATCGTGGTGGACGCCGGCGTGTCGTTCCTGTTCGGCAAGGGCGTGGATTTCCAGGCCGACAACGACCCGAAGCGCTCCAATGAGGAGGCTCACATCGACGCGGTGTGGGCGGCCAGCCGCAAAATGACGCTGCTCCATGAGCTCGCAATCAACGGAGCCATCCATGGTTCCGCATTCCTCAAGATCCAGCCGCGGCCCGATTCCAAGATCCCGCGCCTGATCGCCCTGGACCCCGCCATCGTCACCCCGTCCTGGGACAGCGATGACGTGCACCGCGCGTGGCGCTACCGCTTGCAGTGGACGGAGCTGGAGCGGCGCGTCGCCCGGCCCGACGTGCTGGTGCGCCGCCAGGTGATCGAGCGGGACGACGGCGGGCGCTGGTCGATCGCGGATTACGTGTCACGCCGCGGCGGGCGCTGGGAGCCGATGGGCAAGACGATCCCCTGGAACTACGCCTGGCCGCCGATCGCGGACTGCCAGAACCTGCCGTGCCCGAACGCCTACTGGGGCGAGGCGGACCTGGGCGACGACGTGCTGGGCCTGAACGACGGCTTGAATTTCAGTCAGTCCAACATGCAGCGGATCGAGCGCTACCACGGCCACCCGCGCTTGTACGGCTACGGCTTGCAGCCCGCCCCGCCGTCCCCCGACGGCGAGGACGCCGGCGGCGCGGCGGACGCGGCCATTGACGGGATCATCGAATTCGGTAGCCAGGACGCTTTCATCCGCGCGGTCGATGCCATCAGCAGCCTGTCCAGCCACCTGGAGCGCTACCGAAGCCTGAAGGAAGCCTTGCACGAGATCGCGCGGGTGCCGCAGATCGCCACGGGCAAGCTGGACAGCATCGGGCAGTTGTCGGGGCTTGCCCTGAAAATCCTGTACGGGCCGCTGCTGGCCAAGACGGCCACCAAGCGCATCCTGTATGGCGACCTTCTGGCGGAGATCAACGCGCGGCTGCTGGAACTGGCGAACATGGATGGCAGCCTGCCCGTGGCCAACGTGTGGCCCGAGGTGCTGCCCTCCGACCCGCTGACCGAGGCGAACGCCGCGAAGATTGAGATGGAACTGGGCATCCTGTCGCGCGAAACCGCCGCCGCCCAGGTCGGGCTGGACTGGGACCAGGAGAGGGCCAGGATAGAGCAGGAGCGCGGCGCTCAACTGGAGGCCATTCGCGCCGCGCAGATTGCCGCGCGACAGGATACGCTCCCCGCGGGGGTGGAACAGTGATGGCCGACCGTCAGCGGATCACCAGGGAAGAAGCGCTCGAACGACTGCGGCGGATCGCCGCTCGAGACGACGGCGATCCCGAAGATTGGCACGTGGACGCCGACAACGTGCTGCTCGACTTGATTGGCGACGCGGAGGTTGCCGAGGCGTGGCGCGCCATCGAGAAGTGGTTCGCCTGATGCCTGATCCCCAGCCACTGAAACTCCCACCGCCGCTGACCGACGACGCGCTGGACGCGCTGGCCGCGGTGTCGCCCGCCGACGTGGCCGCCGCCGTGCAGTTCTGGGATGCCAGCACCGCGGACGTGCCCGTGCTGTCCCTGGATCGGCCGACGCGCCATTTCGACGCCCGCGGGCTGCTGGAGGCCGAGACGCTGGAGGAACATGGCGTCTGATTGGTTGGCGGAGATTGAGCAACGCCTCAAGCAAGGCGGAGCCATCCTGCTGAATGAGAAGGAGTATGCCTATCTCATCGCGCGGATCAAGCGGATGCGCGCAGAACTGAATTCTGCGCGGCGGTGGGTTGCTGCACACCATTGCGAGTGTTGCGGTGGCTGATGGCGCCCGCTACGCCTTCGACCCGCGCAGTCGGCGCTACCGCGACCTCGCCAGCGGGCGCTACCTGCCCGCGTCCCGCGTGGCCGCCGCGGTGGACGCGATGGCCGATGCCAGCCGCGACCGTTTGCGCGCCGCCGCCGAGCGCTTGATCGCGGACGGGAACCTGGCGACGTTCCAGCGCGAGATGCTGGCGGGCATCAAGGAGGCGCACGTCGCGGCGGGGTTGGCGGGCCGCGGCGGCGTGCAGCAGATGAGCCAGGCCGACCTCGGCTGGATCGGCCAAA